TTCGCTGCCAACTTTCAATCAAACGCAGGAGAGCTTTAATTATGGCGGGGACTAACTTCTTGCCCTTCGATTTCGATCTGAGCAGCATCTTCGGGGGCACAACAGGCGGCGGTGACGGTCTGGTTAATTTCCCTGGTTTCGGTGGCGGCGGTTCTGCTGGTGCCCCTGTTTCTGGTGGGGGTGGTGGGCTGTTCGGCAACATGTTCAACCGCCAATCCATGTTCGGGGGTACCGACATGAACAGCGGTATTTCCTCGGGCGGCTGGGCACCGGTAGCACTCGGCGCAGGTCAGGCAATCTTCGGCGCACTGCAAGGCAACAAGGCAACAAAGCTGGCTGAAGACCAGTTCAAAGAAGGCAAACGTCAATTTGACCTGAACTTCAACGCCCAACGTTCGACTATCAACTCGCAACTGGAAGATCGTCAGCGTGCGCGTGTTGCGTCGAATCCGACGGCTTACGAGAACACTGACGACTACTTGCGCAAGAATCGGGTGTAACCATGGCCGAACCAATCACTTGGCGTAACGTCGGCGGGGGAGGCGGGGGTAACCCCGCTGCTCTGCTGGCTATGGGGCAGAATCAGGTTCAACAGGGTCTTTCGGCGCTGGGTGGCCTGTTCCGCAATGAACAGAAACTTCAGATGCGCAATGCGGATCAAGTGCGCGATAACAACACGTCTCAGTACCTTGATGCCGTGCAAAATGCCGGGGGCGTCGATGCGCTACAAGACCCTGAAACTCGTGCTCAACTCGAAGGTATGCGCGCAAGCTTTGGTGCTGCCATCGACCGAAACGCTACCCGGGGAGCAATCGACAACCGGGTCAAGGGATTGCAGCAGCAAACCTTGGTGGATAATCAGTTCACGGATCAGGCGACGGAACGCGAGCAACGTGGATTGGTAGATCGCGGATTAGAACTGGCCCAGGCCGGGGATATGGGCGGCGTGCAGAAATTGCTCGCGGATACGCAGTTCCTCGACGAAGGTAAGGTCGCCACCAACCTCATGGGGATTTTGGATGCTAAGACCCGCCGTCAGTACGCTGCTGAGGATCAACAGCGTCAGGATCGCTCTGAGGGACGCCAGATCGCACAATTCCAAGAGAGCATGGCTGCTGCTTCGGAAAACCGTCTGATGCGTAAGGAAGCATTGGCAGACTCGCGCCAAGAGCGCGCATTCCGCAATGGTTCCAAGGTTCTGGACGATGCGGCTGAACAAGCCAAGACAATCCTGAATACCCGCTTAGCCGGCAACGAATGGGCCAACGTTTCGACTGACCCAGGCAAGGATGCGGCTGTCCTGCTAAAAGGTATTGCCGAGGATGGGAAGTTCTCGTCTTTCCTCAATTCTGACAAGACGGATATCCGTCAGATGCAGGAAGGTGTAACTGAGCTGCTGGCCACTGGGGTTGAAGCAGATGGGCAAACCTACAAGGTTCCGCCTGCACTACTGCAACAAGTCATCAACCAGAACAGCAAAAACTGGAATTTGACCGATAACCCCATGGAAAGCATCCGTGAAGACTTGCGCAATAGCCTATCGGGTAATGCAGGTGCAGGAAACCGTGCAAAAGTGCGTGAAGCGCAGGAAGTACGGGATCGTGCGAACAATGTGATGCAAACTCTTAAACGGGCGAAAACACAGCTTGGGTCTAGCTCTACGCTCGACACTTCTGGTATTGTGCAGGCACTCGCTGAGCTGGCAGGACAAACACCGGTCAATGTGTCGCAGCGTGGCCCAAACCTCCTGCCAGAAGCAGATGAGGATTCTACTGACTGATAAGAGGATACAAATATGGCAAACGGCGACGAGAACAACGGTTTCGACCAACTGTTCCCTGCCGGCCTGCCTGCCGCACAGACAGGGGGCTTTCGCCCCCTTTTTGATACCGCTGCGAAAGCAGAACAGGTTGCGGCAGCTTCTGACACCAAGAAGCAGTCTCTTATCGACAAGATGGGTTACGACTACGACGATACCATCGGAATTGGCCTGAATCTCGGCGCTTCCCTTGTGTCTGGTGCTAGCCGCTTGGCTGGTAATCTCGCAACCCTTCCGGTCGATTTGATCTCTGGTTTGGCCCAAGGCTCTGTACCCGAAGAACAGGTGCAGGCATTCAACCGTGTGCAAACTGGTCAAGCATCCGATGCTGATCGCGCATTGTTGGAGCAAGTGGCACCGTTTGAAGACGGTGTACCGCAAACGTATCTGGAACGCCTGCAAGGTACCCAGGGTCTGCAAGAAGTTGGACAGAACATCGACGATTTCTTTGATATCACCAGCATCGTCAATACCACGGAGCGTGATCGCCTTAGCCGCGACATTAAGGAAGAAACTGCCAGCGGTGTTGCAGATCTGCGTCGTGCCTCCGATGAATTCGAAGACGGCAAGTACCTCGACGCACTGGCTACAGGTGCTGGCGGTTTAGCTTCGACTGTGGGCAGTGCGCTCGCAGCCGGTGCAACCAATCCGTTGGCGGTGTCGGAATACGTGGTAGAGAACGTTCCTCAGCTCCTGGCTGCGGCCGTAAGTGCGCCATCCATGATTGCCTCGAACGCCGGTTACGGTTACGACGCATATCGTGAAGGTGTGCGCGACTTCTACGACAAGAACGAAGGCCAACTGCCAAACGCTGATCAGCGTGCGGAGATGGGGCTGTTCGCGGCATCCGCGGCACTGGCTGAGCAAGTCGGTGATGCAACCATGCTCCGCGGGTTCCGTAATGCCGGTACCGGTTCTGCTTCCAAGGCAATGGCCTCGGCAGCGGGTATCGGCGGTGCAATGACCCGTGAAGGTGTGACTGAAGGCTACCAGACCTACGCTGAAGCGCGGGCCAAACTGGAAGACCCATCTTTGGAAGAGATCGTCGAAGGCGCCACTATTGGTGCACTTGTCGGCGGTAACTTCCAAGGTGCTGTAGAACTGGCGAAAGCCGGTGCTCCAACAGAAGATGCTGGCACTCGTGCTGCATCCGCTGAAGCTTTTACCGCTGCTGTTGAATCCGGTGATGTTTCGCCGCTGACTGACGCAACTGCTGCCACTTATAATCCGGTTCGTGCTGTTGAAGCACTGCACCAGATGAATTTGACAGAAGGTGCTGATATCGAGGCAAACCTCGCCCAAGTTGACCAAATTCAGCAAGATGTGACGGCTGATGTGTCAGCTCTGCAAGCCCGTCTGGAAAACACTTCCCCGGAAGGCGTGGCCCGGATCGGTTCGATCGTTTCTCAGCTTGAGGCCGCTGGTGCAGACCAAGCCCAAATCGCCGAGATGCGTGAGATCCATGAGGCTGTGTCGAGCTACACGCCAGAACAACGGAAAGCTGATGAGGCTCGCCTTGCTCAACTGGAAACCCAGTTGGGTGGCATTCATAAAGCAGCCGAGCGCATGCGCGTAGACGCCAGCCCTGAGCCGGCTGAAGTCGAGGCCATCGCTACCGAAGCACAGGCAGGTGATGTACAGGCGGCTGACCGTCTGTTGACCCTGACCATGACCAACCCTGATTCCGTGGACACCCAGGTTGCTGATGCTCTTGCACAGAGCGAAGCCCTGTCTGAGCCGCAACGTATTGCCATGCGCCTCTTCAGCGAAGCACAGGTGGCAGCCAACGCCCTGAAAGGCCTTACTGGCGTACGTTCGGACATTGCCACTGGTGGCGACGGTTTCAAAGGTATCTCGCAATATCGCAATGCAATCCGTATGGCCCTGGCCAATGGCAACGAAGACGCAGCCCGCTCGCAAGTCGATGGCCTCCGCGCATTCGCTGACAGTCGTGTGTCGAAGCTGAACGCTATCACCGCTGCCTTCGAGCAAGTGAAGGGCACAGACAATTCGATCAACATCGTACGAAATGAGCAAGGCGAATGGGGTGTGACTGACTTGAAGGGCAAAGCCCTCAAGAAAGCCAATGGTCTGGAAGTCTCGGCACGTTCCTTCAAGCTACGCGACGGTGTGGCTGCTGAAGCGGACGTTTTGGCCAAGACTGCTGCTGCATTCGAAGCTCTGGTAAACGCTGCTCCCTCTCCTGTTTCGGCGCCGGTTGTGCAACCGACGACTGAAGTACAGGGTGACGTTACCCCAGCAACTGCTGAAGCTGCTTCCACGCCTGCTGTTGAACCTGCACCGGTAGCTCCGGTAGCAGTCGAAACACTTGCGTCCGTTGCACCTGACGAAGCTGCGATCACACCAGAAGATGCCCCGAGCGTGACCGACGAGGTGCAGGCGAATGCCGGCCAACTCACCGCAATCGGCGAGCGAACTGGTGCGGCGGTAACTGCTGACAACTACCGTTCTGTCAATCTGGTTTCCGAGCTGCTTGAACAAGTGGCCGGCAATGAGACTGATGCAAGCGTTCGCCCGCTGGTAGCTGTCAAAGACTTCGCTTCGGCCGTACAAGCCGGCGATGTGCAGGCCAAGGACTTCATTGATCAAGAAGGTGACCTGCCCGGCCCGCAAACCCAAGCCCTGAACGCTTTCTTCAACTTCGTGCAATTCTCTGCACAAGCGATCCGCACCCAATTTAAAGTGACGGAATCTCGTGCCAAACGCCCGGACTTCTTCTACCGGGACATGGCGCAGTTCCTTCAGAACGCGGATGGGCAAATTGATGAGAACTTGGCGACTGCCGTCTCGTACGGCATGTTCTCCTGGGCCAACGAAAACGCAACTCAACTGCGTAACTCCGACGAGGGTATCAACGCTATCCTGTTGAAAGAGCTCGATTCTGAGATCTCGTCTGCTGCATACAAAGAACTGTCGCTGATCGGTACCCGTGAAGCCGTGGTTGCCTCGCAACTCGGCGGGCGTATCGTTCAAGCGATGGGTCTGCGTGTAAACCAGCAAGGTACCAATGCCGAGCTGAGCAAACTGGAAGCCTCTATCGGTGCTCGCGCTATCGCCGCCATGGTGAAGCTGAACATCGTTGAGCGTGTCCAACTGCCGGATGTGAAACTCCAGGCACTGATGAATTCTGGGGAACTGGGTGACTCACGCAAGAACCACGTTTTCGTTCGAGTCAAATCGGTGGAAGTGGCAGGCAAGCGTGAACCGGCTCCTGTGGTCAAGCGTATCCGTGAACGCAACGTCGGCTCACAGTCGGTGGTGGCCAAGCTGATGTCGGTCGAAGCGGCCGGTGTTGAGCCGAGCTACACCCCGGTGAAGTTCGATCAAGCCTTCGCCAAGCGCACGGGTCAAGCCGTCCCGAAAGGGCTGGCTGAGACGCTGAATAAGGAAGGTGCCAAGGCCCACGTTGTTCGTCAGAACATGTGGCATGTCTGGGGCCGACTGAGCAAGCAGGCGCTGTATGAGATGGGCGGTGTGGTTTCCACGACCGATGCCCCGACTCATGTTGAAAATCTGGCTTCCCGCCAAGCGAAGAATGATGGGCTGATTCAGCAAGTCGAGAACTTCGACACCTTCATCAAGGCCATGGCCGGTGACACCAGCACCAAAGGTCTGGAACAGGAAATGTACTTCGGTCGTTCCGTCTGGAAGCCTCAGCGTGTTGGTTTGTCCGCCAACGTGGTGAATCCACAGACCTCGAAGATCCATCGTCACATGTTGGCCATGCAAGGCTGGAATGCATCCGTTGTCTTGACTGATGCTGCGTCGATGAACAACTTCAAGCTGCGTGTGCTGGAAGCGTTCGGCAAGAAGACCGAAGCGACCAATACCCCTGTTGTGCTGGCCGGTTACGACGCTGTCGTGTCGAATCCTGCAATTCAGGCCGGTATTGACGCCTTGGTTGACGTGCTGCGCGATACTGGCACCACCAACGAAGAAGCTATCGTCGCCGCGGTAAAAGCCGGCGGTGAGAACTTCCATTCGTTTGATGCACTGGTTGCCCTGGCTGAACAGCGTATTGCTGAACAAGACGGCAAGCCTGCGTTCGAAACCAGCATGATGGGTGAAGTTGATGGGGTCACCAACGGCCCGATGCTGTCCCTGCTGATGCTGGGGGCCAAAGGCTTTGAAACCATGAACCAAGGCGGGTTCTTCGAGCTGGAAAGCCCGTACTCGCAGTTCAATGACTTCCACGCCGAAGACGGCAACCTTGACCTGTACGAGTCGAACATTGCTGGCGCGCTGAACCGTCTGCAAGGCCGCAACGTCAACATGCTGCAAGCCATGCAGGTCATCACCGGCCAACTGCAAACTGCCGAGGGTAATGTGACCTCCAAGGGTCGCAACATCATCAAGAAGCCGCTGACTGCACTGATGTTCGGGTCTAACCCGAAAACAGCCGTAGAAGGTATGGCTGATGGTTTCGTTGAAGCGATTTACAGCCGTATCGAAGATGCTGCCGCGAACCGCGACAATGATGCAATCAAAGATTTGTTTGCTGCGGTTAACACCCTGATGCGTCTGCCAAAGGCTGCTCTGCCAGCAAACGCCGGCTATGAGCGTGCTTTGGAAACCAAGCTGACCGAACAGCAGAAGACTGCGTTGAAGAAGACGTTCTACGAGCTGTTGGGCAAGCCAACCGAAGATGCTCTGGCGGATAACTACGCGACGTTCATTGCACGCCGTAACGTGATCAACCAGACCGCGCAACTGTCGTTTGACCTGTTCAACGCGGTACGCGAAGGCGTCACCGAGTTCGTTGAAGGTTCTAGCGCAGAAGTGGCTCGTAACAATGCCGGTGAAGCGATTCGCACCTTGACCAAAGAGCAACTGACGCAAGTCGAAGCTCTGATGGGTGATATGGCGCCAATCCTGCAAACGGCCATGTCGCAAGCAGCCAACCAGCGCGAAGCCGGTATGTACATGGCGAAGTCGCAACGTAAGCTGGATTCCTCGCTGCCTTATGAGCAAGAAGTCGCATTCGGTGACATGGTGAACACCATTGCCCCGGACGGCCAAATGCAGGGCATCGGCTCGTCGCGTGTGTCGTCTTCGCGGTCTGAGGACATCGATCCGGGCGTAATGCCGTTCATTACCTCGATTCACTCTTCTGACTCGGCGATTGCCTCGGCAGTCTACGGTGATATGGAAGCGCTGAACGTTCACGACGCCTTGGGTGTCGATCTGAACAACGTCGCGAAAGTGGGCCAGGAACTGAACAAGGCTACCTTCGAAACCCTGCTGAACTACTCGTCGCCGACGGCTATGTCCAACATGTTGGATGAGGTGCTGGCCGGTGTCGCTAAAGTGATGCAGAACCCTGAATTGGCTGCTCGCATTCAGCCAAAGCTGCGCGAGAAGATGATTCAGCGTGCTGAGAAGAAACGCGGGGGCATTGCCCAACAACTGACCGCTATCCGTGAAACTGCCCGTCAGGCAGACACCGATAAGCTGAAGATGATGGCTGAGCTCAAGGCAATCGGACAGTACGCCACTGAAGGTGGTTCGTACGTAGTGACCGACGCTGACCGTGAAGCTGCTGCCAAGAAACTGGCTGAAGTGGGCAACTCGTTCAACGAAGGCGCCGAATCGGTTGCTGAGATGTTGGACGTGGCCGCTGCTGTCGATCCTGCTGTGTATCAGCCGGGTCAACGCGCTGTGCTGGCCAACACGTCGGTTACAACGCTGGCGCCGGCCACTTCCCTCAACACCTTGGCTTCGCTTGAGCAAACCAGTGCAGTGAGCGCAGTCATTGATTCCATGGTTTCGGGTAACCGGACTCTGGGCGATGCTGTGCAGGTTCTGCCTGAGCATCAAGCCGCCGAGGTGATCAACGCGGTAAACGGTGCGTCTGAAGCGAAGCTGTCGGTATGGGGTCAGTTGGGTACCCCGGTGGTACAATCTGACGCTAATCTGGTGGAACTGCTGAACGGTAACAACCTGTCGGCACACAACCTGATCGAATCGCTGGTTGCCTACAGCCAAGACCCGTTCCAGCGCACTGTGCTGCAAATGGCACAGAAAGGTATCCCGGCTGGCGTGCGTGTGAACTACATCACCGCCGAGACCGGGCCTGAAGGCGCATTCGGTGAAGGTGTGGACAAATCCCGTGGTTGGTACGCACAGCGTAGCGGCACCGAGGCATTGTTCATCAAATCGCCTGAATTCGTTGAATCTGGTATCACTCCAGAGATGCTGACGCATGAACTGGTACATGCTGCGCTGGCGAACCTTGTGGATACCCACGAAGGCAAGAACACCGCCATTGGCCGTGCTGTTGCTGACTTGGAAGCCATCCGCACCAAAGCGGCTGAGTTCATCGACAACAACGGTGCACTGTCCGCACAGTTCCGCAATGCCACGTCCAACGTGCATGAGCTGCTGGCCTGGGGCTTGACCAATAAGGCATTCCAGCGTGACGTGCTGTCGCAGATCCAAGTTGAGCAGCGTAACCGCAGCTTCCTCGACGGTCTGAAGGCTTTCATCAACAAGCTGACCACCATGCTGTTCGGCGACAACAAAGTGTCGGCAAACAACGGTATGGCCAACTTGGTGGCAAATGCTGCTGGTCTGTTCCAAGAAGCAGCGGCTGTGCGTGATGTCCGCGCTGCCAAGACTCACAAGTACGAAGACGCCATCGATCACATCAATGCCATGACGGCCGAGCAAGTGTTTGACGCACTGGCTTCGGTATCGGGTGCGCAGACTGATGCTCGCCACGTTGAGTACCTGAAGAACCTGCTGACTGAGACAGTTGACCCGGTCTATGGCCCATACGGCGCATTCAAGGAGCAAGCGTCGGCAAACCGTGCGCTGACCCCGTTGGATGTGTTCCTCAAGGCGGTACAGACTGGCAAACTGCCATTCAGTTCGGAAGCAACGACCAATGCCTTTATCCTGTCGCAACAGGAAGCATTTGTACTGGAATCGGTCGAAGCCACCGTAGCCTTCGCCATGGAGCACAAAGAGACACTGTTTGTGCGCCAAGCGCTGGAAAACCTGTTCAACGAAGCGCGTGCCACTTTGAATAAGGATGGTCGCAATTTCCACAAAGGTTTGTGGGCTACCGCAAGCCAAGGGGAAAAGGACATCGCCAAGGCGAAATGGGACTTCGTGTTCCGTCCGCAAGCGGCGATCACCAGCAAGAATGCTTACCTGTCGCGCTTTGCTGCGCTGGGCATGGCCTCGGCCGAAGTGCGCAACGTGTTGGCGTTCTCGACGGCGAATCTGGAAACTCCGCTGAAGGAACTGCCATGGGCCAGCCGCCTGACCGAGCTGTTCCGTCGGCTGATGCAGCGCCTGTCCTTCATGATGACCAAGGTCACCCCGGGCATGGCCGGCAATCAAGCCCTGCGTACCATGGTCGAAGATCTGGTGGACATCGAAGCCAAGCGTAAAGCACGCATGGGCCAAGACAAGCTGGGCTCCCTCGATCAAATCGAGACGGTGCTGTCGGCAGCGGGTGAAACCGTGCGCGAGAAAGCCGATGCTTTCGGGCAGTCGAAGTTCTTCCGCAGCTCCCGTATCCCGGGTGTTCCGTTTGTGGGTGCAGCGATCTCGACGCTGGCCGGCGACCGTCTGGATGACGTGCTGGAACACATCACCAAGACCCGGGATGCGTACCAGAAGGGTCGTCAAGGTCTGATGATGGGCATGGTCAGCGAATGGCGCGGTGTCTATGACTCCCGTCGTCTGGCTGCCGAGCTGTTCAAAGGCGCCAAGGCTATCGAGCAAGAGCGCAAAGCGGTGATCGAGAACACGGCTCAGGCGGTGAACGAGGCGTTCGCCAACCAAGGCCAGGACTTGTCCCAAGATCAGCGCAATGCATTGACCAAAGTGTTCCTGCGCACCAACGCTCAGGCCATCGCCTCGGTGAAGGGTGTGTCCGGGCTGCGCGATCTGATGGAAGATCCTGCACAAATGGCGGCGTACCGGGCTGATCTGGAAGCTCAGGTCCAGGCCATGTCGCGCAACTCGCAGTACATGATCAGCCAAGCCAAGGATCTGGCACACCACAAGGTGATTGGCGGTTCGACTTCGGCCAACCTGATGCTGTCCACTGGCAACATCGCGGCCATGTACGGCACCAAAAAAGCTGGGCAAGATGCTCATCTTATTGCTGGTTTGACGCCGTTGCTGGAGCAGTTGGTGGGTGTGTACGCACTGGCCTACTCCGGCGACGTGGACCTGAATAACGCCAAGCAGGTGCTGCGTACCGAGATGAACCGTCAAGACGGCGGCAACGGTATCGAGTTCATGCTGAAGCTGCACACAGGTCTGCAAACCAAGGCGACCAAGGATCTGTTCGCCGGTACCGAAGCGCTGCAACAGACCGGCTATGTGGCCGAGATCCACGATAACAAGATCGAAGTGCTGCTGGTCGATCAACGGGACGTGGCGGCACACCAACGCGCCGGGTTCACCGTAGGCACTCGCCTGCAGATGGACCCGAACGTGAAGTCGCTGCAAGGCGGTTCCCGTGTGCTGATGACGCGCCGTGGCTCTGGCCAGAACGCATTGCTGACCGGTGCGATGTCTTTCACCGGGATGAACGCCAAAGGCTCCAGCCCGATCACAGAAGCGCTGAACATGATGCAGGGCACGCAGACCACTTCGGCTGCGGTACGCCAGCAGATTGCAGCGGCCAAGGCCGGGGCAATTGCCGACTTGTTCACCCGGGGTTCGAATTACGACCCACGGACTGCCCAAGCTGGACACATGGCCCCCACCCTGGCGCCTGACGGCCGCATAGCTGACTACCGTCACCTGATGGTCGAACACAACCGCGATGTCCTATTGGACCGCGATAATTCGATGGATCAGGTGATGGGAGTCATGGCCGGTCAGATTGCTGACAAGGTGTCGTCTGCTGCGCAAAATGCTGATGTGGTGCGGTCTATGTACGACCAGTACCGTGCTGATTACACCTCGCGTCCGGCTTCGTACCTGCGCGTGGCGGCGGATAGTAATGATGCCACTTTGGCTGAGGCCTACCGCCTGCTGCCGGAGAGCACCAAGCGTGAAATCAAGAAGGTGTGGAAAGAAGACGCGATGTACGTGCCTGCTGACCAAATCGATCTGATTTTCGGCTACCGCAAGTTCAGCCTGACCAATGCGTTCGCTGCGCTGCCAACTGACCGTAACTTGATGGAGAAGACCCTTGTGGGTATCACTTCTGCCATGTTCGGAGAGAAAGCGGCTCTGCGCGTCGGCCAAGCTGAAGACATCATGCAAGCGCTGGTTAAAGAGATGAAAGACATCCTCGTTGTGAAAAACGTGATGACTCTGGCCGGCAACATCATGTCCAACATGACACTGCTGGCTTGGGAAGGTGTTCCGTTGCAGAAGGCCCTGGCCTCGCACGCAATCGCGATCAAAGGTGCTATCGATTACCGTAAGGATTCGAAACGCCTGATGCAATTGCAACAGTCGGTAGATATCGGCTACTACGCTGATGCTGAAGCGGCTGAGGTGGAAATGGTGGAATTGCGGGATCGTTTGGCGCGTAACCCGATCAAACCGCTGATTGATGCCGGCCTTATGCCGACAATCGTAGAAGACGTTGAAGTTGACGACAATCGCTACACCTACAAGGCTCACTTGGAGCGTAAGGTGGAACGGTTCACTTCTAAGGTACCAGCATGGATGCGTACGGTTGGTCGTCAGGTCTACATGACTCACGACACCGCAACCTACAAGTTCCTGAGCCAATCGACTCAGTTGTCTGACTTGGTGTCGCGTTATGCGCTCTATGAGCACGCAACGACTCGCCGGAAAGATCCATTGAGCAAAGCTGACGCATTGCGACTTGCTGAAGACAGTTTCGTGAACTACGACCTGCCATCGCACCGTACCCTGCAATATCTCAACGATATGGGGATTGTGATGTTCACCAAGTATTACCTGCGAATTCAGAAGGTAATCATGCGTTTGGTGAAAGAGCGTCCAGCTCGCGGCTTGATTCTGGCGGCACTGGAACAATACTGGTCTGGTTTGCAGTCGGTGATGGATTCGAGTTGGGTCAACAAGATCGGCAACAATCCGCTGCAAGATGGTGCACTTGGTTACCTTGGCTCCTTGAAAGAGCTCCCGGCAATCAAACTGCTGTAATATGGTGACTGCCCGAGGGAATTACCAGGAGAATCCTCACCCTCACCATTAAAGGTTCAGGCAGTCATAAAATAGAAAAGCCTCCTACTCAGGAGGCTTTTTTCTTGCGTCGAACACGAACTCTTTGATCGCTGCCCAAACCAGAAAGACAATGAAGACGAGTACGCAAAGCAATGCTCCCAAGAACGCGATGATCTTGAACACGTACCCGAATACAACAAATGTCGTGAGCAAGGCGAGCAGCGCGCCAATTCCGAAGAAGATCCCCAGAATCAGCCGGCCCGCCCGGATCAATGCCGTACTGGCGCTTTAACGAGCACAGCTCGACCAATGGCGACTTCGTTGATGTAAAGCACGCCAGTTTCGGGATCGATATGCCAAGGTTGAGGCTGATCGCCAGCAGAAGGCTTTACGTCTTCCGGGTTGCCTGGCATTGCGGCAGTTTCACCGCTACGGCGTTCTTCTTTCACTGGTTTGAACAGTTCGGCAGAGGCTTCTGCAAGAACCTGGGCTTGCGCTTGTTGATTGATGCCGTACAACTTCTCTGCTGCACTTGCGAGCATGAGGGAAGCATTCGCGGCTGCAAGCAGCGCGTCATTACATTTCTGGCACATATTGCGGTCCTTCTGTTGGTGGGTGTTCTGGAAGTGCATCTACCGTCGCTTCCCATGGCAACACTCATTCAGAGTGGCAGATGCACCACCAGAACACCATCCAAGTGCAAACCTCTCATAAAGAGTCAGCTTGCGGAGATAATGTTCCGGGAAAGTTACCAACTTTCAAGTTTGTAGGTTATTAGTCACGAACTCGCTTGTTCATGCATACCGGACTTCAGCGTTCGATATGTAGGTACTGTGCGTCGATAACCCCTCCCCATCAGAGTAAGGGGACGCGATCTGCGGCTAACTTGCGCGCTTGCGTGATTTAAATTGATGATTACCAAACGTTGAGGCGTACTTGCCCCTGTTTCCTGATTTGTCAGTTGTTAATGCCAAAGGTGGCATTGGTCACACCCTTCCATTGTTTCTGTACCTGCTGTCGCGACAGCGTTTCTGATGTCCAGAAAGGGTGTGACCAATACCACCGCGTACGGCGATATTGGGTTCGATCTTATGTTCGAACAGACATACCGACTCTATGCTCGTCGGGTCAGCAGCCCCTGCCCGGGGTCAGGGTTACAGTGAGATTGGTGATGTCGGTAATCACGGTCGGTCATCACAAGCGCGTGGACGCTCAGCTTTACCTTCAATCTCAACATGGGTGGGAGTTTCCGGTGACATGGCTGCGCTACATCGACATCATCATGACATCGGCCACTGATCCTCCCGGAACCTCCCATAAATTACGGCTCGTTGTTTTTCAAACAGTTTTCGCGGTAACAAACGTCGTTCTGTTCGCCAACTTCAGTTGGTTTTGCTGTTCAGTACCGATCACAGCATTATTCGTTCTTTATTGACAGGAGTCCGAATGACACAGTCCCCTCCTGTATTTTTATACTGGTTTAATCCAGTTCTGATCGCATCTCGCTTCGAGGAGCCCAACCGTTGCTGGTTTTCACCATACAGCCGATTGAGCCGCTGAAGCGCACGGTGCGTTCAGTTTGGTAGCCATACCACTCACACTTGCCCCAGCCGATCAGATAACTGACCAGCAAGACAGCGGAGAGCAGGATGGCCACGACCAGCGCTACCACCTTGCCGCTCACTTAAGCGCCCTTACGGATTTCGAAGTGCTCTTCGCTCAGGCGGAAGCCCAGCTCACGGGCGATCTCTTCGATCACCTTGCGCTCAGCCGGCTCCATCTCGCCGTCTGCTTTCGCGATGGCCAGTATGTTGAGGACTACGTCTTCGACGTGCTCGTCGTTGCCCTGGATGTCGCGCAGCTCACGCATGATCTTGCTGCGGCCCACGAGGAAGTCACCTTCCAGCAGGTCAGTGAAGCGGCGAATGGTCTTGCCGATTTCGGCGCCGAAGTGCTTCAGGTTTTCGTTACCGGCAATGAGCTTTTCGAGCTTGTTGAGCTCGTCCTTCTCGATGTCGCCATCAGCAGCGGAGACCAACAGGCCACCACCAACGATAGCTTCCATCAGGTCGCGGTTTTCGACTTTCTTGGCGCCACGGAACAGCTTGCCAGCAAATTTACCGAACATCGTGCATTCCTTGTGTTGGCAGCTCTTCGACCGTGGGTCGAGAAATAGTTGCCGTGATTCTTGTGCGCATTTCTCGGCCGCAGGCGATACCTGCTTCCCATTCTGCGCGATTGAAGTCATCGTTTAAGGGAAAAGCGTTGACCAGTTGTTCTGGGTTCAGCGAGGCAAGCGCCTGCTCCAAACCAAGGTTGTAAGCTGTGGTTGTCACCGACGGTACCGGCTCCGGTGACGTGCCGGTCAGTTCGTACTGGGTCATGTAGCCAACATAGGCCACATTGACCAACACAGCCCCTTCGCCCAACTTGCGCTGCTCTTTAGCAGAGGACAGTTGAGGAATAGAGAGACTGCGCTTGTCAGACCAGACGTACGCACTGGCTGGCATATAAGAGCCGACCTGAGGGACAGACCACACCGCAAGGAACCAATGGCGCTTGCGGGCATTCAGGTCTTGTGACGGGTGCTGATACATGTTCTACCTCGGTTTGCCCCAGTTGCCTGGGGCGTGCGCAGGATCAGTCGAACAGGTTATCGTCGTCACCGCCAGCGGTTTCCAGCACAGGAGCCGGGTCAGCCGTGGTAACTACAGGCGTTTCCGCTTGCACAACCGGAGCAGCTTCGACGACAGCCGCGGCTGATGCAGTTTCCGGGGCTACCGCAGCCGATGCAGAGGTAGTCTCGCTCGGGGTCTCGGCGGATGGCTTTGGGGCTTCAGCCACTACCGCAACCGGTGCTTCGGTGTCCAGGGTGCAGGTCAGTTCCTTGGTGCCGCGCTTGAAAGCGAATTCAGCGGTGACAACGGTCGGATCGAACGCGGTCATGCCTTGTGCTTGCAGGTGCGCGCACAGTGCTTTGGTGATGTCAGCGTGGGTCAGAGTCAGTTGCATGTTTGCGTTCCTTTATGGAATTGAATGAGTTGTTTGTACTGGTCTGTGAGCAGACCGGCATAAATCGCGCCGATGGCGTCAGCCATGTGTTCGGCGTCTCCAAGCAGGATTTCTCCCTTGGATTTCCGGGGCCATGGGGCTTCCGGGTGTTTCGCTACAGCCCAGTCGATCATTTGCTTTTTGGTCGCCGTTCGGCTGCCAACAGTCGCAAGCTTGACCTCGTTGGGCGTTACTTCAAAGAATTGCGATTTGGCGCGTAGACCGCCCAAAACTCCAATGCAGATGCCAGAACAGAGCGAGGCGCGGGCGCTTTGACTACCTTGCGGAATCTCGGCGAAGTTTAAGCTCGCTGCCATGAAAGGAGCCACGCCCTCATATAACTGGTTTGCCGTGCGCAGATCTTGTGAATTCTGCCGCACCTGCTTTCCTTCGAGCGATTCAGACCGCACTACCCGGAGAGTCTTGATGGTCACGGTACCGGTGTCGGTGTCGAGTGTGCCGCCAGCAATGCCCCAATTCCGCGAGGAAGGGTCATGTCCGGCGACAGTCAGTCGAGCCATTACACGCCAGCGCGTGAAAGACGTTGCTGAAGCACCTCAACGTAATCTTTCATGATGCCATGTTGCTTGCGCAGGTCAGTGACTTCGTCTTCTGCCATATTCAAGCCCACAAGTAATCCGGCGTCCAGTTTCGCGAGGAATTCAGACAAACCCATCAGACGAGCGGCAACCTGATACATCTCGGTGATAACGCGCTGCACATGGTCAGGAAGCTCGCGCTGTTCCTGGGTCAGTGGGCGATTACCGCGGTGGATGTCCTCGGCCAGCATGAAGCCCGCGAACGGCCAGATTTGAGCCCGTGCGTCCTCGTAAGCCTTCTGCTTGGCGATGTCCTCGTTGTAATTCTCACGAGAGACCGAACCAAGGTTCTTACCAAGGATCGAGAAGCCGTTGTGCAGAGTGATCTGACACAGCATGCCGACATCGTCGATCTTGATCAGTGCTTGATCTTTGATCAGCGCGTCGATCATGGCAGGCGTTACGCGAGCTGCGTTGAGGCCCTTGGCTTGGATCTGAGACTCAAGCGCTTGTTCTGCAGGTGTAGACATGGACAGCTCCTGAAAGCGGGCCGGTTACCCGACCCAGGGTGGTGTTCAGTCGAACAGGGAATCGACATCTTTGCCGGTGGCGTCGGTCGGGGTACCAGCAGGACCAGCACCGCCAGCTTCGGGAACCAGCTTGTCGGTTTTGACCTTGTTGATGACCTTGCCTTCGTTGGCTTCCATCCACTTGGTATAGAAGTCGGCAACCGGCGCGGAACCGGACTGCTTGGCCGAACGCAGCTCAGCAATGGTGCACTTGTTGTCAACGAAGAAGATTTTGCCGATTTCGTTGGTGAACTTGGTGATTGCCTTGCCAGTTTCGTCGCAGACCGGCAGGTAGTCGTTGCCGACTTTTTTGGTCTTGTTTTCTTCGACCTTCAGCAGACCCAGGATGAACTTCTTGCCGATCAGCTCGACGGCCATTGGCACTTCGGTCGGCACGTCGGTTTTGGTGTCGAAGTTACGCAGCTTGACGATTTTGGTTTCAAAGGTCAGCGCGTTCAGTTCTTTCTTGCAGCAGAACATCGCGATGGCGTTGACGTTGTTGAAGCCAGGGAGGTAGGACTTCTTGCCGTCTTTTTCGTAGTACGGCTTGTTGCCTTTGGCATCACCCGAGGTGACCCATTCGGTGAACTTGAAGTTGCGGCCGTCTGGCCCCTGCACTTCGAAGTTCATGGAACCGGCGCCGCCTTTCGACTTGCCTGCATAAGCAGACAGCACGGTGACTTCGTAGGCGTTGGTGTCCCAGACGAAGCTGCCGCCCAAGCGGTCGCTGTCCTGCTCGATTTTTTCGTTGCTGGTGTTAACGGTATTGGCAAACGGATTCATGGTGTTGCTCCAAAATTATGAGAAGGGAATTCACAACAGCCCACGGAGGGGGCCACAGTTACTGGTAGTAGACGTCCATGCGGTCGATGACCATTTGGATGTCGTTGTCGATGTACGTTTCGTTGTCGCCCCACAGCATCATTGGGCCACGGATACGAGTGTTGATCGTGTCCTTGGTGACCTGGGTCTGGTAGACGTGTTTGAAGCCAACGGCGCGTTCGCGGTCGGTGATCTTCAGCAGGTCGCTGCCTTCGATCAGGTCGTCGATCTTGACCTTCTGACACATGAGCACGGTCGAGAAGTAAGCTTCGATACCTTGGTTCTTCAGGGAGCCGGAGACCGGGATCGCGGTTTCCATGACCATGGCGGTCTCGTTGTACACGTCAAGGACGTGAGCAGTGAAGATGACCTTCTTGGTGGACTTGGCGACTTCGACCTGCATGGTCGAGCGGAAGAATTCGGCAAAGTTGCCCCACGCGGCACGGCCGTCAACGGCGGTGCGGACATACTGGCTGATGTACATATCAAGCCAGAAGGTCAGGGTGTCAACGATGATGACCTTGATGTGTTCCTGCTTTTCAGCCCACGCGAAAGCATCTTTCACTTGGATTGGGTTCGTCACTGTCCGCTGCACGAACTTCGCAGGGAAAGGCAGACGTTTGCCCGCTTCACAGTTCAAATACAGAACCGATTCGGGATCGCGCAAATTGCGCAGGGAAGCAGACTTGCCGCTGCCCGACTTGCCGCAAATAAGCGCCAAATGTTCGTTCATGGGAAAACTCCTGAAAGAGATCACAAAAGCCCCGGGACGGGGCCAGAGTGAAGGTTAAGGGCGAGCCGCCAGCTCTTTGCCGACAGTGACCATGATGGAGCCGAGAATCTCGGCTTCGGACAACTTGTCTGCCAACTTATCGTTGAGAGACGAAACGTGATCCTTGATCTCGTTCCAGTTCTTCCCGGCCTCGATCAACAGACGGGCATAGCGGTGCAGCATGACGTTGCGGTTGCCATCGCCTGTGCTATTGATGAAGTAGCGTTCGAGGTTGTCCATTTGCTGCTGGGTACCCAGGCGCGCGACACGTTCCTCGTTTTTGCTGGTTTTCGGGATGAACGGGAGGACATCGAACAGCTCGCCCTCGGTTTGCTCAAAATGGGTGTTGTGAGACATCCACTTCTTGCTTCGGTGAGTACAGGACTCATCCACTTCGAACGGCAGGGATTCCAGCACGTTCTTCATGAATTCCTTGTATTCCTTCGCATCCATTTGCAGGACGTAGTTCGTCGGGAGCACAATGCGGAACCGGTTTGCTTCTTCGCTGTGACGCTTGGTCGTGTAGTAGATGGCTGCATAATCTTTCATCAGCATCTTCGCCGTGGACAAGTTCATTGTCCCGTCGATATCCAGCACGATCATGTTGAACCCGGGGATACAGGTATCCTCGGTGCGATGGCCGCCGTGAACGTGGTGATTCAGCCAGTGCAGGTCGGTCCCGGTAACGAGACGTTCCAACTGGGTCCATGGCGCCGTTTTGTTGGCATAGCCATGGGCTGGGTGTTCACCGGCACCGCCTCGGGCATACGACACCACCATCTTGGTCAGGTCAGTGACCTTCAGTTTTTCCCCGCGCAGAAACTCAATCCCGTCGGTGAAAGCCTTCTTGATGATGACGTTGTTCTTGTAGCCCCAGGCGATGGCCATCTTGACCATGTCCGAACGTGCTGCCTGACTGCCCTTGTAATAAGGCAGGTCTTGCATCAGGTCCGGTTCGGTCACTTCCGTGCCGCAGTTGCCCAAGTAGTTCGCCAGCTTGACGTATGGGCGTTCACGAGACAGCAGAAGCTCGAAGGCCTTACCGCTTTCTTCAGCCAGTCGGACAGCTTGGTAGAAGTGCGTTTCGGTCAGCTCAGGAGAGCCGTCGATGAACGCATAGGCACCAGCCGCCTTCAGGGCTTTGAAATATCGGTGAGAGATTTCCGCTTTGCGTTGTTCTTCGTGTTCCGGCAGGGCATCGGCAAAACGCTCGCAGTCGATCTTGTACTGGATCACCAGCAAGCTGGTTTCCTTGGTCATCGTCAACACAGTGTTCATGTTGTGCGAATCGGCCAAGTAGCCCAGTTTTTCGCTGAATGCTTCGACGAACGTGGACGAAACCTTGTTCGTCATCCGGTCATAGATCTCTTCAGCCGACAGCGACAGATCGCGGGTGCTTTCTTTGCCATAGCTGAAGAAACAACGACGAGCGTAGCCGGTATCGAGCAATGAGATCAGCTCGTCTTCAATCTTGCCACCATCGAGCAATTTCGACGGCGTACCGAACATCATGAGGTTCGTCGGCGTGTTGCCGTCGATTTCCTCATGACGGACGTTTTCAGCAGTCACCTTGGTGATCTTCTGACGAATGCCACCCATGTCGAACAGTTCCAGCAGTGTTGTGAGCACTTCGGAACTGGACGTCAGGTTGGAACCGATTTCGTCGATGATCAGGTTGACTGCGCCCGCATCTGCGAGCAACAGCTTGTGACGCATCTGCTTTACCGCAGCCGGGGTACCGGAGTCGAAGCTATAAACCAGAGGGCCAAGGGAGGCGAACTCCTTCTTGATTTTCTCCAGTTCGAAGTCGTATTCCGTCGAGTCCCGGGACGAG